CCTGGGTGCAAAATAACACGGTGACTCATCCCAGAATCCGCAGCACACCTATTGCCGAACAGAACCGGATGTGGCGTGGTGGTAGATATGATTGGGAGCCCCGTGTGACAATCTGTCGCAGCCCAGACCGCACATATAACTATCTATTTTCAGCGTGTTGGCCAACCTCGCCTATTCGGAGCATATGGTTCAACGAGGCGAGATCCCTGCGAGCTACTCATCCCACGCTGGATTTCTATCCGCACAGGGTGCCAAAAGAAGAGTATATAGAAATGCTGCAACAAGCGCGGGCTGTAATCTGTCCTCCAGGAAATGGGATTGATACGCACCGGCACTGGGAGACCCTATACAATGGGGCCTGGGCAGCAGTCGAAGATAATCCTCATACTCAGTGTCTCCTCCATGAATACCCGTCTCTACCCTTGATTCCTATTGCGAGTCCAGCCGCGATACCAGCAGTCCCTACTGAGCTACCGAGCCCGTTCCATCCTCTATTACTCCGCCAGTTCTGGACGACTCTATTTGACTCTTATGTAAATCCACCAACCATGCATGTATTGTAATGAGATCATCATGCGCAGAGCCTTCAGTTAATGCGCGGAAGGAAGAACCAGTTCCGTGCAGAAGTTTGCGCATGCAATATTCTTCGGGGAACCATATAAGTGCATAGTTGAAATAAATCTCGTATTCGGACATACCTGATAAATTGCGCTGACCAGGTTCAACGGCCTCTAGAAGGATACGCCAAGCTTGTCCTCCCCGCCCAATCTGGTTCAGGAGGTCCTGCATGACCGGACGATGCACCATCATATGATCCACGATTCCGGATCGCATAGGATAGGCTTCGCGGAATAGTTTCCCCATGACGCTCCTGGCATGGGTAAAATATGGGGCATGTTTTTCACCCTCGGACCAGTCAAATAGAATCTTTCCCTCGGGGCTAAAAAATGAGATAGGTCTGCACATCACGCAATCAGAGTCAAACAGAAGAGCATGGGGTAGAATATCAGCAATCACATCAAAGGCATATAGTTTAATAAGCTGCTGAAAATACCACCCCTCACGCCCATTTGTGCTCTGGATTATGGCCGCAATATCCGCCATCGTAAAGGGAAAGAGAGTCTCAGGAATCCAGAGAATATCATCCTCATCGGGCTGCTCCTTGCTCACGACATATATATGGCGCAGCCCTTTTGCATAGCGGCGAAGGCTGAGAATGCAATAGGAGAGTAAATCTGCGTCCTTGGGATGAAAGGGAATCACTGCGTCAAAGGGGGGCGATTCCACTACCGACATTGGTTAGAATGAGCTCTATCGTAATCCCTATTGTTTTTATTCATATTGGGGGCGCGCCCCCGGACTATGCGCGTATTGCCGTTCAGCAGGCGCGCAGATGGAATCCCTCTGCGCCAATCATCTTCTTATGCACAACCATCCCTAGAGAAACATACGACTCGGGGGAAGAATGGGTAACGATTGATACTATTCCTAGAACCCCCGAACACGAGCGATTTAATATAACAACACGGCTGGATACGACATTTCGGAATGGCTTCTGGCGGTTTACTACCGAGCGCCTGTTTGTACTCTATGATTGGATCACCTGGAAAGGGGTCACCGAGTTCGTCCACCTGGAAAATGATAATACGCTATATTACAATATTTCCCAGCTTTTACCGGCATTCAGATCTACCTGCAAGGGTATCTCAGCACCATTTCAGGGTGAGGCAAAAACGAAACTGCGGATTCACATGTGCTATTCTATCGTATATTGCAATAAACCCCAGGCACTTGCCGACTTCATGTTTTTTCTAGCGTCAGCACCCAGCACGATTGATGAAATGCAACGTGGAGGAGAATATTGGATGGACAATGAGGAGTCGTGTTCATTTCTCCCAGTAGTGCCATGTGGTGCGAGACTCGTTTCAGAAAAGTTCCGTCACTGCGCCGAGAACTCCGAATTCCCTTGTGCGTTTGATGCCATGGCCTACGGTCAATACCTGGGTGGAGAGGATCCGAGAAATGGCGAACGAGGTCCAGGCTTCATTAACGAGGACGCCGAGTTCCGCCCTGATCAGTTTATGTATACGTGGCGAAAAGATGCGGCCGACCGACTGTATCCATTATTAATAGATAAAGACGGAAAGGAGTGGCCGATCGCGAATCTGCACATTCATTCGAAGCGTCTACAGGATTTCATCTAGCACCACAGATCGTATATGGCGTGCTGAGATAGGCCTTCGTGCCCTCCAGAACCTCTTGGCGCACTTCATAGTTGGGGTATGTGGGTGAATACGTTCTCGTAATGCTGCTCACGGTGCTGTAGTTGCACGTGGGGACCAGTGAGTATTCTGTTGCCTTGTAGTAGTTGAAAATAGTCTGAGTCTGCTTTTTACGGAGAATGTCACTGGAATCCATCTAAACATATACCACAGATTTCTTAGAGATGTGTGGCATATGGTGTTGTCTAGGTCCTGCAACGCCCCTGGCTGAACAGTGTCTAAAAACCTTGACAGCCCGTGGACCTGAGGGTCTACATCTTATCAATATGCATGAGAACAGCTGCACGCTTGGATTTACCCGTCTCGCCATTAATGGCTTGAACGAGGCCGGTATGCAGCCCATGCAAAGGGGTCAAGTGAGCTGGATCTGCAATGGAGAAATATACAACTGGAAAGAGCTGGCAATACAGTATGACTTGAAAAATCGGTCGGGCTCGGATTGTGAGATTCTCGGAGAGTTATATGAGACCTTCTGCCGACTGGAAATACCCTTGGACGAACTTTTTCGCAGCCTTGACGGGGTCTTTGCGATAGTAATCGTTGATGAGGGGCTTAAGCGCATTATCGTCGCGCGAGATCCCTATGGTGTGCGCCCCCTCTATACAGGTGTAGATGGAGAACGCCGATTCTTCGGCTCTGAAATAAAATCCTTGACACCTGTCTGCAAATCTATTAAGGCCTTTTTGCCCGGGCATTATCAGGTTATTCAGGGGCAGACTATTGCCGAATATAAGGCATACCACACTGTGCCATTTCTCAAGAATCCCCAGTTTAACGACGAAATGCAGGCGGCATCGGCGGTTCGTGAAGCTCTTACTGTGGCTGTGCGAAAGCGGCTGCTGACTGAGAGGCCGGTGGCTGCTTTACTGAGCGGGGGACTTGATAGTAGTTTGATCGCGGCGCTTGTGGCAAAGGAGCTTCAACAGGCCGGTGCACCTCCTCTGGAGACCTACAGTATCGGGATGAAAGGTAGTCAGGATCTTCATTATGCCAGGATTGTGGCTCAATGGATCGGCTCGAAACACACTGAGATTACCATGAGCGCTGAAGAGTTTTTTAATGCTATACCCGATGTTATCCGTGACATTGAATCATATGATACGACGACGGTGAGGGCCTCTGTAGGGAACTGGCTTGTGGGGAAAGTTATCGCGGAGAGATCGGAGGCCAAGGTAGTCTTTAATGGCGACGGATCCGATGAAGTCTGGGGATCATATCTGTATTTCTTCAACGCCCCCTCTCCACATGCATATGAGGCAGAAGTAACGCGTCTTCTTACCGACATTCATCAGTTTGATGTGCTGCGCTCGGATCGCTGCATTTCCTCACATGGTCTGGAGCCGAGGACACCCTTTCTGGATAAGCAGTTTGTGGCCGTTGCGCGAAGTGTCGCCACAGTGCTGCGGCAACCCTTTAAACAAACGCAGGTAGAAAAGTGGCTCATGAGGATGGCATTTGACGATGGCCTTTTACCGAAAGAAGTTCTCTGGCGGAAAAAAGAGGCCTTTTCGGATGGTGTGAGTGGAGAGGGGCAGTCATGGTATCAGATCGCCCAGGATATGGCAGAGGCAAAGTTATCCGGGACAAACTGGGCTCTGATTGATACGACAGCCGAAAAGTCTTATTATCGTATGCTCTATAGGGATTTATATGGAGAGGAGACTATGAGAGTGAATGTCCCCTATTTCTGGATGCCGCGCTGGACAAATGCCACAGATCCATCTGCCCGCAGCCTGTCTATTGACTGACGAGCCATTGTGTTGCAGCCCCCTTGAGCCCTGTTTTCTGAAAGCTCTCCAGAAGTTCAAGCGTAGATCCGTCAAAATAGGACACCCTATTCAAAATCGACGCGCTGGAGAATGTTTTGAAAAATCCGTGAACTCCGTATATCCACATATTAGGTTGCATGATCCATATTTCTTTTAAGTATGGATCATTCGCCAGAACATCGAGAATCCCAATATTGAAGGAGACTTCTGTATAATGGTGAAAGGCCATATTACCGCAATCAAGCACCCATATCCATGGTTTTTGCTTGGCTTCTTCAGCAATATGGATCTTAATGTTTGCGAGTTTAGTGCCGTCTTCATTGAAATCCTGGGTCTTTGCGGGGGCCGTGTAAAAAAGTTTGGTCCCATTTAACTCTGCAAAGTTGACAAAGTTGTGGTAGCCTGGCGTCGCTAGACATTTTGCGCAGGGCATCTCTTAATCTTTAGTTATGGTAGTTTAGATGCGCAGCATCAAAGTTCACAAACTGAAAGGCGATTGAGATAAAGATACTGAGAATGGAGAATACAAAGAGTGTATTCCATTCGCTTCCAGATGGATTATAGAGGACGCAGCCCACACTAGTAAGCATTAGACTAATGCCGATCGCCGAAAAGTATTGTGGGGCATATGGATAGGGAATCTCTTGCATGTTATACGAGCTTCCGCGCATACTACATCGTAAAATTTATCACAGGCATGGCGAAAAGGTGTGCTACACCATGTCGCAGTGTCTTGGGCGTTACGTTAAGGATGGGCCAAAGGGTGTAAATATGCTCTCCTTTGAAGATGGAGGGCTATTTCATATTCCTCTGCGCTGCCCGATGATTACTAGGTCGGGAGATCTCTGTGATGGCTGCACGGCGAAGGAGACAAAGACTTTAGAGAAGATGAAGGATATTCGGGGGACAACGATTGGCGGGCCTCATCCATCGTATTTGATGGGGCGCGTTACGGATCCAGTGCCATATTGGAGTCGAATCTATGACGGGGCGTGGTTCCGTTTAAAGATTGAGAGCGGATGCAGGATTAGTGAGGAGAACATGGTCAAGGTTCGGAAGGCTGTTGCTGAGGCGTATGAGGGTGTTACGACAGTGGAGCCGGCGCCCTTACCCGCGAATGCAAGAAAGGTTAAGACTATTTCAAAGGCTCCTGAGCCCGTTCAGCCCGTTGAAGTCGAGGTCAAGCCAAAAACTGTGCGTAAAAAAAGGGAACCTGTGCAAAAGACTGTGACGGATGAGCCTCTAGCACGAGTAGGGACAAACCCGGTAGATGCCACGAATGACACTGTCATCCATATCAAGGTGCGGAAACAAGAAGTGGATGGGCGTTTGTTCTACCTGGATCCCAAGAAGGACAAACTCTATGATATGAAGTTCAAGTATATGGGGCGCTTAAAAGATGATGCTATCGTGGCTCATCCAGATTCGGATGCGGAGAACTAACTCGTCAGGCCCTGCGCCAGTGCTGCAGGAACATTATAGGTAGCATTCACCCCTGTTTTTACAGAGTTAGCCACGTCATTCTGAGTTAAAGTCGCCGCCACACCGCCTGACGTGGCCACTGTCGCACCCACAGCCTCTGCACCCGTGCGCACGGTTTCAATACCCGTGCTGGCCCACGGCACTCCACCCTTCACCATGAATCCAGGAATCTTGGCGAGCGCCACAGTGTTCCGAACCGACGCCGCATACTGCGTCTGTGCCGCCTTTTTCTGTGTAAGATTCACATGGCTGAAATCGCGATTGGACATTTCTACTGGGTCACTTCATTTTTCTCGGGATGCAGCGCGCGCCAACTGACGGGAAAACGTTTCTCAATCAGCTCGGATACTGCTGCGGCATAGGCCCGAATCTCCGCCTGGGCATGAGGATCCATACGAAGCTTGCACAGACGGGAATAGGCCGACAAGCTCCCCGTCTCAATGAACTCAGTATACATCGACTGGGGCAGAACCCCACGCGCGACTTCAGGAGCCAGCTTTGCCTCCAAAAGAACCGTGTACAGTTCCTCTGCCTGGCGGTGAAACTGCTTCATCAAATCCCGATAATGGGCGGCCTCCTCAATAGGAGTGGGCTTGGACCCCTGCTTGATATTTGCATCACGCTCACGCATGTCCTCTTCACGCGGCAGATAGAATGTAGGCGGATCATCTACATAGCGCCGACTGACCTCATTTCGCGCAAAGCCGACAGTATGCCGAAACCATTCGCGAGCCACATAGATCGGCATCTTCAGACGGAACCGGAGCTGAGGGTGAAAAAACGGGCTAATATGATTGTGGTTTGCAAGATACTTGATCAACTTCTCATCACGGGGCTCCATCGTTGTCGACTCCTTGTCGAAACTCACCCGGGCCGCATTCACCACCGTTAGATCATCGCCAAAAGAGTCGAGGAGCTCTACATTGCCGTCAAGCCTGTTCATCTAAACGGATAGGTTTTAATCGTTTAGATTAGAATGCTACCGTGGATACCCGATCGGCCATGGCAACCTATTGGTAAGTATCGGACCGCACCTCTTCCTTTTAAACCTATTCCACCCCCAGTAAAATACAGGGCGTGGAAGAAGCCTGAGCTTAAAATTAAAGCCGAACAAACTCCTCCGCCTACACCAAAATGAGTGCCTGTTCTATTTGCGGCGAGAGTAGTCATATGCGCATGAACTGCCCCGAACTCTACGGGGGGCTCGGTCCCTTAAAGGATCCACAGCCTACTGGGCCCCGCGGGCAAGATGAAGATGACTCGATCTGTTTGGCGGAGTCATATTATCGCCTAAGAGCCGTCATTAATATCGCATCCATCCGCTCCTGGCGCTCTTCTTCAGACATTTCGGGATCCAGTTCATCTCCATGCATCATGTAATAGCTTTCAAGCTTTTGCTTGATTTTTTCATACCGTTCTGGATCAACATCCTTTAAATATTTCTCTGCAAGCTGCGGATCGAGTTCATATTTTGCATTTCGCAGAGATTCAATCAGTTCCCAGTCCTTTGCAGAGATTAATGCGCTAGAACCGGAACCATTTCTACTCGGGCGCAGATTCCGATTTTTAACGCTTCGTTTGAAATATTTCGCCAAAGGGTCGTTCTTTCGCTTCATGGAGTTATACCGATTCAAACGGGATTTTAACGCAGCTTTACGGGTATTATATACTTTTTTCACTCCAACACTATTTTTGATTTCCTTCCAGATCTTTCTTGATGGATCTAATACGAGTCTACCTGCAACGCTAGATGTGAGTGGGTTGTGCTTAGAAAACCCGTAGTTTCCTAATATACCACGCCCGGATTTTGTTCTACGAAATCCCTTGGGTACTGAATATTCTTCTCTCAGCTTGGCCAGCGAGTTATCAATGATTTTCGCAACAGATGCCATTCTACCTAGAGTGAACTATTTTAAGAGTGATTCGTCCCGTTTAGCAGCCCCGCGCTACTTAATACCGCAGTTCACGGTAGATGGGTGCTGCGGGGGGAAAACTTTATGAGGCAGGTAATAAAGGATATGATGATATTCTTCATCGTAGGGCAGTGACATTTGAAGAGTTTAGTAAAAGCCCAAACCTATACGTTGGAAACACATATTTTATAGCCACTGAAGATCGCAATATCATGAAGGCTCAGTTTAGACTATCTCGAAATAAGGCAATGATTGAATGGGTTGAAAAAAATGATAAAGATACATATGATATAACAATAGAAGACCTACAGGGTAAAAAGAGCGAGACAGTTACTGCTACAGATCTTGATGGCCTTTTATGTTTTAATGACGGCAAGGGTAAGTGGTCATTTTTTGTTAGAGATGCTGACCAGAATGGAGGGACGCGTAAAAGGCTAACGAAAAAACAGAAAAAACGTAAGACACTAAAAAGGTACCGCGAAATACCATATTAAGTACACCCCCCCTTTAGGGGGGGTTATCTTTAATGATTGGTAGTTCGAAGTACGTATCTTATTTCTTTTATTCGGTATCGTGCACCAAATAAAAGAAATAACGGTATCATTAGTTCAAAAGCCGCTGGGTAAGCTCCCACATTCCCTCTACGGATGCATTCCGCTCCCACCAATCCCGACAGGCGACCGACATGACAATCCAGCGCTCGGCGGTCGTTGCCAGAACCGCCTTCGCCTCCTCAGGCGTTTCTACACGGAAATAATGCAGACCCTCCACTGGTGGATCCGCATAGTTCGTCATATCCACCTCGGGCGCTACGACCGGCACACAGCCCATCGCCATGCACTCAATCTCTCGGTGACACTTGTAACCATAGCCGGCTAGACAGAGGCCAAACCTGGCATTGGCGAGCAGCTCCAGATATTCCTTTTGCGTATATGGATATTTATCACTGGAAATGTGGTGGGAGAAATCATCACATGCCACGGCCCAGTCGAGCTTAGTGCGCCTCTCGCGCTGCACGGCATTTTCGGAGCGCCCGTAAAAGACGAGGCCCTTTTCACGCGCTTCGAAGGACTTGGTGGGGAGGCCTGCTGCCACGAGCTCCTCGACCAGTTCCGGACGACGCGGCCAGAAACTCCAGGACTTGCCGCCTGCGGGCGGCGCGGGATTCCCGAATAGGGCATGCTTCCACAAACTCTCCGCCTTTGGTCCCTGCTGCAGCCATTGGAGGGTCGGTCGATCATACAAGAGAGTTTCACCGACCCCGCCCAGCCAGACTTGGCTGACGGGCCGCTCCTCAATAGTCACATAGCCCTTTTTGGCCCAGAGCCGAGCCGTTTCGCGGAAGGAATCGCCGGCATGCCCATAGAATCCCTGTTGAGAGGAAGGCATGATGAGCACGGGCTTTTGGTCCTGTTTAATATCCATATCGCCCAGAATCTTCTTCAGCACCGTATCCTTCTCGCGCTGGTTCGGAACACCCTTTGCAACAATAACGAGGCGATGATCCAGATCTGCTGCCGCAGACAAATGTAGTTGGTCCGCATTTGGCTGCATTTCCGACTGAATCTCCCAAACGCGCGCATCCTCGGGAAGAACCCAGGTCCACGGTGCGAACTCCTTCGAGGCCATCACGAGACCCCAGGCCCCGCGCATGACATCAATACAAATATCCAAGCTCGTCTTGCCCGGCCACAGAAGTTTCACCTCAAAGTGTTCTTCAAACTTGTCGGCCATTTCATCCGTAATCCAGGCCCCATCCATTACGAGCACAAGCTTCTTTCCCTCAACTGTCGGCACCCAGTTTTTAAGAGATTGGCGAAGAGCATCTATTTCTTCGGATGTTGGCATCGCCGTGATAGAGTCTTGATAGGGCCACATTGACGCAGCCTTGCACCATGTCTGCAGATTCTCATCGCGTGAGAGAACTGGTACTTCCCTTGACGGCCAGTTGAACTGCTGGACGGCATCGATGAATCCCTTGGCCTTGGGGCACCAGAACTCTCCAGCGCCCTCCGCTGCCGTGCTCTCCTGTCGCATCAATAACACCTTCCCCAAATACTGTAAAACAAACTTTGCCGGATCCTTGGCCACTGCGTCAGGGAGAGGGGCAATCACTGCATGCTCAACAGGAAGTGAGGCGGCCATACTACTCAGCTGCGAGTCCGCCCATGCCTCCGATGACGCCCTGCTCTTCCCTACAAAGAGAGAATCATACGAATACACAAGTCCATCACGTGTCTGAAATACATCATTCATTCCATATATTTTTGTAGGTTCTGGTGTCCACATATTATCTCCCACTGGATCCAGCTCAATCTTATCTTCCGTAGTCCGCTTCACCATTGTGCAAAAGGTGCGGGCCTGCGCCTCCGAAAGAGGCCCCTTGATCCGTCGCCGCAGCGGCTTGTGCGTCACTACGCGCGCAGGCTTTCCCAGATCCATGACCGGTCGCATATCATGCAGACCCGTTGGCTGAATATAGAGATAGGTCGGCTTGTCTACAATATCCCGTGGATCATAGGTGCGGACCTTGCTAGAATGATAGTGATAGGTTTTCAGAGTAAGCGCAGGATTCGCCACCAGAAAACGCTTCTTGAACATCTCCAGCGTAATAGCATTATCACAGCCGCCCTGACCCAGAGGAAAATCGAGTGCAGCCCAGTCCCAGGTGACCGCCTTCACCGCCGCCGCGCTCACTACCCACGTATCCTGGGAATCCGGTCTCGGTCCAAAGAGCTTGGCGGCCTTGATCCCCTCTGCGGTAATATCCTCCACATCCCAACGAAGCAGAGCGAGAAACTTGGCCTGGGTATCCAAATCCGTGGACCATATGAGGCGCCAGCTCGCCGCATCGAGGAAAATATCGGCGTTCGCAAAGGCCACCATGACATCGGCAGGGGCCTCCTCATAAATCCAGCGAATCAAGGCTGCATAGGTGAGGCGCTTTCCTACAACCTTTTCCATGATCTTCGGATGGGGGGGCGCAATGGCCTTCTCGTTGAGAAGAACCACGCGATCAATGACGTCGCACTCCAGATTCTTCTTCAGACAGGCATCAATCTCCACACGCCGCTTTGCCGCATCCGGTCGGTAATACTGCGTGACGAGCCACAGCTTCTTCGGCTGCTCCACGGTTGTTTGGAGCCTCAAGCCGCGCATGGCCGCAAAGGCTGTGCGGTCCGAAGCCACGGGAAAAGACCGGCCGAAATGGAGAACGAGAGCAATCAGTGCCTTGGCATCCTCGACCGTCCCATCCCACGCAGCCCCTGTAAAGGGATAGAGCTCGTGCATTTCGTCAACGCACAGCAGATTGTTCATTCGCAGCTCCAGAAGCTTGTCCATACCCATCGCCGTCACGAGCCTACGAGGAACAACCACAAGACGCGACTTGCGCCAATGGCCCGCCTGCAGCCACGCCTCCGCCCCCTCGTCCAAGCAGACTACTACATCGAGCTGAATCCCCGCGGCCAAGAGCTTTTCTGCCGTCACCGTCGAGGTTGTCCCCACATCCCAACGATTCCAGGCCGCCGCTACCGGCACCTCGTCGAACCAGACCAGTGTCTTCTGGTCCCTCCACACCGATGTCTCCATCGTCATAATGCGAATATCCTTTCCAGTTTTTGGATTGCGTGCGAGCATTGTCTTATGCTTTCATGTCAAGAGGACCTTAGGCCTCGCTGGGCAAGTGATCACTTCGTGCCGACCTAAAGCCTTAGCACTGATCACTTATAGGATGGACGCGATCACTTTGAAACTTAGATGCGATCAGGATATGGCGAAGCGGATGAACATGAATATGTTTGTTACGCGTGGTCCTAAGCAACGCAAGCCATGCTGGGATGAGTCGGATAATATTGCAATGATTGATACTGTGAGCAGGCAGTGGAAGTGCGCCCCCATTTATATCATTCGCCAAAGTGAAAAGAGGGTAGACGAAGTCTTTGACGGAGCACATAGGTGCGAGGCAGTATTCAAGTTTATTAATAAGGAGTTCAAGATTGAGCGGGTATCATCCGTTGACTGGGATACGAGCCCGCTGCGTGATTATGTGGGAAAGTATTTTGAGGATCTTCCAATGGATCTACAGGATATCATCAAGAACTATAAGTTTGATATTAATATTATCGACCAGGAGACGGCCAATAACCCTGCAGCTTTGAAACTGCTGTGGACGCGCCTCAGTAAGGCCGGCAAGCCTCTGAACAACTTCGAGACAATGATTCCTATTCATTCGCATCTAAACAAGTATGTCCTGGAGACGCATCTCAACTCGTGGTATAAGACGCTCTTTTTCAATAGTGACAAGAGTGAGCGGGGGCAGCTGGAGGTGAAGCTGAAGAGACTCCTCTGTCTCAGCCACTATGAAGTTCTTCCCGCATTTTCGTCCCTGGAAGATCTTATCAAAAAGTGGAATGATGATGTTCTTGGAAAGACCACGGATGAGATTGATAAGAAGTCAAAAGAAATGACCGAGCAGTTCAATAGGACATTGGCGCATGTCCGAAAGATATATACCGAGCTAGAGGATCGCAATGTTCTGCGCGATGGGACAATCAGTCTTATTGACAAGAGCAAGGATGTACCGCTTCTTATTATTCTCGGTAGGCTTACCTATTGGTTCAAGACAGTGAGTGATTTCAAGCGCTGCGCGACGGAGCTCTGTAGGGAAGTAAAAGATATCATCACAAAGGATCCGAATGATCTCTGCAAACTGCTGGGCGTGAACTCGCGCAACGCCACATTTCAGAAGCAGCTTATTAAGTATCTCGACGAGAAGTTCCGCCCCATTGCCGAGAAAAGCAGTGATGTGCGCCTTTTTACACCTGCACAGAAGAAAAAGAAGCTGGAGGAGCAGGGATACAAGTGCAAGGCGTGTGGGGAGCCTATTCTGGAGCATCAGCGGAATGACGGGCATCACATTATCTCCAGATGCAAGGGGGGTCGCACGGATTATGAGAATCTTGAGGTTCTGCATAAACATTGCCATGAAAATGAGCATCACGCCGATTGAACCTAAACATTTCGCACGGATTTTATAGAGAATGGAATACTGTGCATACCTAGTGAACTCCACACCCAAATACTATTATATGCTGCCGCTCCATTTCGCCCTGGTGAAGCGGTATGCGTCATGGCTCCAAATGCCCCTCTATCTCGCCACGGAGGTGCCTGATCATCCCGTATGCCAGGAGGTCAAGGCGATGGGCGTGACGCTGATCCCACTGAAACCTTCAGAGGCCGGCTTCCTGGATTCGCGGACGGCGGCTATCCGCGCCCTTGCACTGACTGGCCGCTTCAAGTTCGTGCTGCCCATGCAGGAGGACTTTCTTCTGGAACGTGAGGCAGATCCCCAGGCCATCGCCGACGCCATTGAGTTTCTCACGCGGTCCGATGTCGCTTCCGTGAGGCTAATGCCGTGCCCAGGCCCGGGTGGACCGGACGTGAATCACGAGTGGGCGGAGATTACCCCCACGGACACCTATGGATTCAGCTTTCAGGCGACGATGTGGAGGATGGATGCATGTCTCCTGTTTTACAAGGGTCTGTGTGCCAAGTTGGAGGCAGAATGGCCTCTGGCATCCACTTCACCAGACCAGCGGCGGCAGATTGAGATTCGGGCGAACTTCGCAGAGAATGCTGCAGGGCAGCGATTCTTTTGGGAGTTCTTTGGACGGCGGGGTGAAAAACATGTGGGGTGGAAGCGGCAAGGGAAGTGGCCGAATGCTGTGTATCTGTGCCCATGGCCATATCGTCCTACTGCGATTGTGCAGGGGCGCTTGGAGCCGTGGGCGGAGGAGCTGGCGCGGAGGGAGGGGGTCGTGCTCTCTGTAGCCTGAACCGCTTGTCGCGCGTGAAACTCTTCAAGACCTTCATGTAATGCCTCTTATCTGGTCCTCCAGCGCAGTGATGCGTGCTAAACATATCAGAGATCTGGCGGGGCGTATACCCAGTAAGAATCTCCTGCACAGCTGGGTTGCTCGTGCTGAGTGGGATGGTAACACGGCGATACTTGTAACTATCCTCCCATTCGCAGCCGCCCGAAACACTCCATAGGGTTGTTCGCCCGAGATTCTCGCTCAAGATGCGCCCAATGATAAACCATCTTACTCCACTGTAGATCAGCGAAGAGATGATGACCCAGTCGCCTCGTTTGAGATCTCGAGCATTATTTGAGGCGCACATGCCGTGTTTCATTCCACATTGCACATCGTTCCATCCCCTACCCCCAATACTGAGGGGGCCTACATAGTTAAATGCCCATAGTCTCTGCATGTCGTGTGGTTGGTAGCCAACTACACGTCATGCTGACGTTAAAATTTTACCCACTGGTACCGTGAACTAACCTATAGAAATGTCGGAGGCCAAATGCTATATATGTAAAGAGCCTGCCGAGCATGAATGCGCCAACTGCCAGGAGAAAGTCTGTGAAGACATAGACTGCGGAACAGATACAGTGGACGGATACCTGTGCGGCACCTATACCCAGTGGGGCTGCGCGAAAAAATATACTACATGTGATATTTGCAAAGAGGACAAGGCGATTCACGAGGCCGACCTCGTATTCTGCGATGAATGTGGGGACAATATGTGCGAGGCCTGCGCAAAAGAAGAGTGCGAAAAGTGCTCTAGCAGTTTCTGCGAGGAATGTTTCGAGGAGCATGAGTGCGAGTAGGTATATAATGTCCAAACTTACCGATTTTAGGTAACGCATCCCGACCGACCATTCACCTGGATTCGGTAAAATTTATAACTTTTTTTCACACACCCCGGTATATCATACAAATGCCAACCTATACTTGTGAGAAGTGTGCGAGGGTTTTCAAGCAGAAGAGTGGATTTGACACACACAAGGCGAAGAAGATTGATTGTGCCCAGAATACAGTGCTCACTGCCGTGATTGAGACCAAGGTAAATGAGGCTATTCGTGCTACACAGCAGAAGCCAGAGATTACAAAGGAGACCTTGCCGGCATTCTTTGAGGATCTTCACAACCTTCTATGGAACAAGGCTGGTCTCAATCCAGAGAATGCCCTTAAGCACATGATCTTCTTCTTTGCATATCGTCTTATTGAGCAACAGGCAGATACTCTCAGTCTTCCTCAGGAGTGCCGCTGGTCATATATTGCGAGCCTTAAGAATGATAATGATCTCTTTGAGACAATAAAGAAGGGCGTTTCTGAGTTTCGTAAGCGTCCTAAGACAAAGGTCTTCTTTACTCCGCACGAAATTCAGAAGGCTGATATTGTCTACGAGATTGTTCATCAAATCAATCGCATCTCTCTGAAGATTCTGCAGGAGACCGATACGCTGGGGGATATCTTTGAATACATGCTGGGGCGTGGCATGAGTACGATGTCCGATGAGGGTCAGTATTTCACGAATCGCGCGATTTGTAAGCTGGCATTCAAGCTTGCATACGATATTAAGAAGAATCTGCGCAGGGCTGATGGAACCCTTTGCACATTTGCGGACTGGTTCTGTGGTACTGGCGGTTTTCCTGCAGAGTTTGTAAAGGGGGTAAAAGGGGTCCTGGGAAATACTGTCGATTGGAAGAAGGAATCGGCCTCTGTCTACTGCCAGGACATGAACTTGTCGAGCGTGACTACTACTCTTCTGAATATGCTAATTCTTACAGGTGTTCCATTCAACGGTGATAAGATTCGTGGATCTAACTCGTTCACCGAGCCAATTACGACTGGCGCGTGCGCTCCATTTAATGGCCTCACGATTGACTATTGCTTCATGAACCCTCCGTATGGTGGTGATAAGAGCAAGGGTAAGGACTATAAGTTCGCTTATTCCAAGAAGGTGAAGGCTGAGGATGGTTCCACAAGCAAGAAGTTCTTTGTTAACCAGGAGATTCAGAGTATCGGCATTGAAGACGACGACAAGGTCTCTGCTGGTGTTCAGCTCGCTATGGCCACGCTTTCAGCCGATGGTGGTGTGTGCTCAATCGTACTTCCCCAGGGCTTCTTCTTTGGCGCTACCAAGAAGTGCGTGGAGTTGCGCAAGAAGATTGCGGAGGAGTACAAGATTTGGTATGTTGTGGATATTGCGTCTGGTTCTTTCCTTAATACGGGCACTAAGACCTCTATGATGGTCTTTCAGAAGGGCGTTGGTCCCACAACGAATGTAGCCTTCATCGGGCTTGATGAGAAGCCACTTGTGGAGGCTACCCTGGAGGAGTTGCGGTCAAAGCACTATTCGCTCAACTACAAGCAGTATCTGCTACAGAGTGCAGTGGAGGTGGAGGGATATTCTGTAAAGAAACTAAGTGATATTGCTTCAGATATTACTTTCGGATTTATGGTGAGTTCTGAAGACTATGGTGTAGATGGTGTTCCAGTGATTAAGACAAAAAATATTAAGGCAAAATCTGTTGAATATCCCGCAATTCACCAGAAAATTACCACGACACTTGATGAGAAGTATCGAGTAAAGAAAGGTGATATGCTTATTGTGCTTGGTGGTTCTCCAGGAGAGCACGGTATTTGGAATTATACAGAAACTGCTTGGCTCAACCAAGATTGTGCCAAGATTAGCATCGACAACGAAATCACTAAGAAGTTTGTATTCTATATGCTTGGCTCTCCCCTAGTTAAATCATATATTGAAACAAACACGACAAAGACAACAATTGGGCATATCTCTCGTGGAACAGTAAGAGATATCCCTATTTCTCTCCCCTCCCTTGAACGCCAGCAGCAGATCGTAGAAGCCATTGACGGCTGGGTGGGGCTTGCACAGCAGGAGGAGGTCGCACTGAAAATCCTTGAGAAGCAGATGATGTTTCAGGTGAAGGAAATGGGGCGCGGACAGGCTCGTGTAAAGTTGGGGGAGGTTTGCGAGATTCGCAATGGAAAAAGTCTAACAAAGGAAGACCTCGCAGGCGGTGATGTACCAGTTATTGGTGGAGGAGTATCGCCTATGGGATATCATAATGCCCATAACAAAGAAGCATACACTGTAGTAATAGCTCAAGTTGGTGCGAATGCTGGAAACGTTTCCAGATATCCGGTGAAATCGTGGATTACAACCAATGGAATGACGATTCACCCTAAGGGTACCGGAATTAAGAATGATGATATCCTATATTACTCGCTGAAAAATATTCAGGACGACATAAAGGGATTTGCAGAAGGAACAGCTCAACCCAAATTGAGTTCAAGTTCTGTGCTATCTCTTGAAGTACAACTCCCCCCTCTCACCGAACAACAGACACTCCAGTCAGATTTTGATGAAATTCGGCACAAGCACGCAAAAATCGCCACGTATAAGGCGAAGGCGCAGGAGGCCATTCAGCGTCTGATTCCTGGAGCCAGTTAAAGGCTACTAGCTCTTTCATTCTCCATTAGAAGACCTGCGCTAATCACCACTCATGCTCGTCTTCAACCTCAAACTCCTTTATAGGGTTTGTGTAATCCTCATACATGTAGCGAGGATTAGGAGGTAGAGTTGGAATATTATGTTCTTTATACATCTGCCATGATGTCAGTCCCAGCTCTTTACATGCACGAGTCCACTCAGGCTTCGTTTGTGGAAAGTTACTTGTATCAACACCAAAGAAATGATACCAAGAGACCCACCAGTCCTTGAAATATGTCTTTGGATCCTCAACTATTACCGTTCGACGTGCGTAATAGTCATCCTCAGAGATAATACCCATTTCCTTATTAGCAGCACGAACTAGAGCATACTTCTCTTTGGGCGCCCGCGTCGCATACTCCTTACGAATGTATGCTGCCTGAACCCGCTCTATTGTTTCCTCAAGGCTGCATGTAGTCCCACTCAAAGAAACATCTCCAATGTATGTTCGCAGGAGATCTTCAGTCTCTTTTTTTGTGAGGACTTTATTTGACTTTCCTAAGAATTCAATAACATCCAAGAGAATTGAATCAAGCACATCCTGTTCAGATGTCCCCTTCTCACTCGGGCGAATAAGAAGGCACCACCCCTCCTTGTCAGGCTGCCCATCAATGCGCCCAGCCCTCCCACAGATCTGAAGAAGAATATAGGCGGCAGATGTATTACCCATAAGTTTTGCTGTCATTTCAAGCCCGCGAATATCAGATCCTTCACGATATCTCTGGCATGCAAAGAGGATCTTTGGTGTCTTATCGATTGGATCAGTAATAAACTCATTATCAGTTCTCTGCGCATCTACCGCTGTATAGACCTTTGCCCAAGGAAGGATCTTTCTAGCAATCTCAGCAGTAGCTAGCACATCCGCAGTGCTGCTTTCAATATAGCAAATGAACTTTCCATCCACTCCCTTAAGACGAATATACTTACCAAGTGCTTCAACTGTTCCCCGTAAATGAGCATCAGTATTATCAATCGGTGGAAGAATACTGACAATGAAGCGGGGTTTAGCAATCCACCCCTCGTTCACTGCCTCATCAACGCCGCACCTGTGAAGCAAGTTTAAGGGATTTCCAAAGAGTTCAGTTATCTTTTCACGCTGAGAGGGACTGCATGTAAATGGAGTCGCAGATGTCCCAGTGAGAAAGTTCGTGTTCCATGTCGCTAGCATTTCTTTAAGAAGCATGAAATACTGCTCGCCAGTGATCCGGTGCACCTCGTCATAATGAACATGCAGAATCGGTGGAAGGCGTTGAAGGCTTAGCCTATCGGTAAGTGCCTTTTGAGTTGCCACTATAAGAATATGCTGATCACTTGGAAATGCTGTAATCTCTGATAACTTACCATGTGACCCGTCATATACTGTTATTCCAAATACAGAGAGTTTATCGAAGTTCCCAGAAATAGTTCTAAGAATATCATTCTTTGGAGAAACAAAGAGCCCCCTATAGATAGTTCCACGCCGTTTGCAGCGTTCAGCAGCAATAACGATTAACATAAGTATTGCAACTGTCTTTCCAACCCCAGTAGGCCACTGAACGATTCCTTTATAAGTAATCTCCTCTGTAGCATTACATAACTCCGTGAACTTATCCCAGAGTTCGAGTTGCACGCGCCTAGGAATGCACCCCTTAAGAAATGTGTCGAGAAAGCGTGTATAGAGTGTAATCTCTGCCTTATCTTGTTCTACAATAATGTTGCATTCTTCATCGCTTGAAGGATCATTCTCAGATTTATTCTGAATGATATTAACCTCTTCAAGTGAAAGCTGGCGAACAACATAGGGCCTTGAGATGAGAAAATCCCTGACATCATCAAAGCTCACTGTAAACCACTCACTTAGTTTTCCATTTAGCTTTTTCTGGCGCTGGCTTATGAAATGATTGTGAAGATCTTCTTCAAACTTTAAGAGTTCTTCCATTGACTTGGCATTAACTTGAAAGATCCCGTCATAGCGCTTTTCGAGTTGAATACCTGGGGCATCACCGGTATTGTAGGTACGCATACGGTTAACTGGATGGGTAGTACAGCCGAGTTTCTTTGTGCCATAGATATCAGTATATACGCTTGATACACAGTATAGGAAGGATAGAATATCCATCGTATATCTGTTTTAGAAGTAAGCTATAGTTACAGCACATAGTTTCCAATTTTCACGGCCCCAACATCGGCGGTGCCGACCCTGCCTGGTTATACACGTGCAGATAGACGGAGTTCATGGGCGCGCTGTAGTTGTCCACATTGACAATCTGGTCATTACTGAAGCCGCCGCGAGTCCCCATGTTATAGCCGCAATAGCCGTCACTCACCAGATTCGCCATACCCCCAGGAATACGGTGATAAATCGTATAATAAGCTCCATAGGCACCATCACGCAGTGCATTACTGGTGAGAACCGCCGTATCGAGTTCCAGCTTCACCTGCGTATTGTAATAGTTGGACGTATATGCATTAGAGTTCTGCGAGGTCAGATAGCCTCCAAAGGATCCCTTGGCGAGAACCTGCCGACCGGATCGGGGGGATTCATACTGCACAAACGTGGAGAACTCCTTCACGAGATGATATGGGCTGCTCGTCCCCAGATACATGCGCTGGAAGAAGTAACTCGGATTGAGTTCCAGGAACATTTTTGTTGTAGAGTTCGGCTGTATATAGCGAAGATAGGGGGCCATTGTGAAACTCACTGTGCTGAAATAGACGTCGCCAGTGGAATAGTTCGGATGTGTCTCAACAGTCGACATGGGGATATTGGAGCCGAGGCATCTAGACCAGTCCCATCCGTATCCATTATACTCATCAATATTGTAAAAGGTCGAAAAGGGAATAGAGGAAACGAAGCTCGCATAGCCCGCATTGGTCGAGGTTGTGCTATAGCCGTTAGGAATCCATGCACGCGCCACATTAGATATATCGGCATACCCCGCCGCCGTAAAGGAACTGATAGAAATGAAGACGGCCCGCAGATCCGTCACAGTAGATAGTTGAATATCACCCACTCCCAGAAACTTTAGGGTCGACTGCGAAGACGACAATGTAATCGTCTCGGATCCAGGCATTTGCTGGGCAGCCAGACGTGATACCGTCGGCACGGTATTCATCGCAACCTGCACAGGCGGTGGGGAACTAGAAAACGTAAATGTGCTATTAACATTATCAACATAGGAAGTAAAAAGACCCTGGATTCCTATCGTGCTGAACTTAATAGCAGGCCCCACATTTCTAGCGATCATGGTAGAACCATATGAATCTTGTAGGGTGTCATAGGGAACTGAAAAGATGGAACTAATAGAACCCCAATATCCGTTTCCGCCGCCATCCGAGATAAGAACAAATGATCCAGGAATGTATCCATTAGTGGCACTCCGTGTATAGATTTGTCGGAGGGTAATCACATCCGTATCTACTGTTTTCAGCGACGCAGCCATGTCTTCTGTCTTAGAAGGATAGATTCTGGACCGTGAGGAAATACGAGTTCGTTGAGCCGAAAAAGATGTTTACGCCGCCTGAGCGGAAACCGACATTCGTCTGATAGGACACTGCACCAGGAAGAGTGTGCGTAAGAACATATGGATTCGAATAGGATCCGATTATCTGAGTGCCAGGGATTGATATCTTAATCGGCTGCTGGAAGAAGTTCGAGTAGCCATTCTGAGACTGCATTGCGGCCACTTGGGTTTGATGGAACGTGCTCAAATATGTCGGGCCATACTGAATAAATGTGCTCATAGGGACCGCCTTGGACGTGAGAGAACCCGTAGTGAGTGTGTCAAACTGATACGTGGGGAACAGCTCGACCGTCACGCGACTCTGTGCAGTAATCAGACTCGAAAACCGATCGAACTGGAGGGAGGCCGATGAAAAATACAGATTAGAGTTATTTGTAACAGCGCCAGTCACCAGGCCGTTTTGACCCTGATAGGTGATGGTGGAATCGACGAAACTGCTGAGAAAGGTAATGGCGGCCACGGAGGATATGAAGACCTGTGATCCGAAAATATTCGTTGCGCCAGAACGATCGATATAGATATTTTGTTTGGCGGCCTGGATGCCTTGGCTAGTGCTCTGTAGAGTCTGTGTGCTCACATAGCCCAGAGAACCAAGCGAGGATATTATGCCGTTCGTGGTACTGGGAAGTGCCGACCCATAGACAAAGCCGAATAGATATGCATTCGATGTATTCACATAGTTCGTGCTCAGCAGATATTGTGAAACGGCCCCGTTAAAGTTCACAAAGGGGGGGTCACTCGTGCCCGTCACCATGACACCCAGACTTCCTCCAAAGGCTGCTGGATACAAGAGACCTTTAACAGTGCTTCCGAGCGCGGAAGAACTGATATAACCCGTTTGCCCCAGGTTATCTATAGTGCTCTGTAGGGATAATGTGCTGATATAGCCGTAGCTGCCGAGGCCGACCACTGTAGACCTATTTTGCAGATTGATTGCATTTACACTACTAATAAGTGCGGGCGAGCTGATGTAACGTGAGGATCCGAGGCCGATAACTGTGCTCTGAATATTGGACATGTAGGAGAGACTGCCATTCAAAAAGGGGGTCATACTGCTCGTGAGATCCGCCGTGCTGATATATTTGGAATCGTTCTGGACCCAGCTGACTGTGCTCTGGAGTTGTAGGCCCGTTATACTACCCGGTATGCCACCATTGCCAATGAGGGTAGAAAGAGTTGAATAACTCGTGGCGACGATCGTGGAGATTGACGACGCGGCTCCGATGATTCTAAGAACCGTGGAAGGAAGATATCCAATACCCCCTTGTCCTGATTGCGTGCTGATTGTCTGGAAAACATCCTGCCACACACGAGTCCCCTGACCATCTGCCACTTGGATGTATTGGGATGGATAGGGAAGTCTTGTGACCGGATCAATGGAAAAAATGAGATTCTGTATCTGCTGCTCCTGCTGATTTGCTTGGCTACTCATCTAGTTGCGTTTACTATATCAAGATAAGAATACTCGCCTCTCAATAAGTCGCACAACACACTAGAATGCCTGGTGGAGGTGGCCTGTTACAACTTGTCGCAGTAGGCAAGCAGGATGTATTTTTAACCGGAAATCCCCAGATAACATGGTTCAAGATGGTGTATCGCCGCTACACGAACTTTGCCATCGAGTCGCAGCAAATCTATTTCGACGGCGACCCCGATTTTGGAAAACGGCTTACGGCACTAGTTCCTCGGCGCGGAGACCTCCTTGGACCGATGGTGATGGAGATTGTCCTACCCTATGTGACGATGACCGATGGAACTATCGCGACCTTTGCCAATACGCCCGGATTTTCCATTATCGAAGAGATATCTCTGGAAATCGGCGAACAGGAGATTGATAAACAGACCGGAGAATGGATGCTGATCTGGTCGACAGTGTCTACTCCTGCCGGCCAGCGCGATGCACTGAATAACATGATTGGGCGTGTAGATGGCCTGAACTCCCCCCCCCAGGCCATTCCGCCACAAGTGTGTTCCGTGGGAACATACAACTATGGCGCTAATAAACTCTATGTCCCACTGCAGTTCTGGTTCAATAAGAATCCGGGACTTTATCTTCCTCTTCTCGCAATGCAGTATCATCCCATCCGTATTAACGTGAAACTCCGCAGCCTGGCGCAAATGGTCGCCAACTCTATTCCGACGGCTACATGTGGGGGCGTGCAGCCAATGCCGACCAAGCTCACTGAGATTCGTTTGTGGGGAGATTATGTTTACCTCGATACGGAGGAGCGGCGGCGGTTCGTATCGAATACACACGAGTATTTGATCGAACAAATCCAATATACCCCGCGAACATCTATGCCCGATGGAATCAATATACACAATATCCGCATGGAGTTTAATCACCCTATTCGCGAACTGTTCTGGGTCATTCAGCGCGACCAGATGCAGACAACGCACGAGTGGTTCAACTATGGATCAACGTCCTCATATGAGTCGGGTCTCTCTCGAGATATCATGCAGGATGCTACCCTACAAGTCGACGGATACGACAGGTTTGACACGAGAGATGCCGGATATTTTCGTCTTGTTCAGCCATTTCAATACCACACATCCACCGATGTAAAACAGTTCATTTACATGTACAGCTTTGCACTCCGGCCAGAGGAGATGCAGCCTAGTGGTTCGCTGAATGCCAGCCGTATTGACAATATGAATCTGATGGTGAATCTACGCCCGGACTCGAATGAGCCATTGACGGTTACAAGACCACTGCTGGACGCAAACGGAAATCAAATCTATGATAACACGACCACGCCTCCCACGCCAAGAACAATCACAGTAGTAAACCCGAACTATGTGCCGAATCGGGGTAATGCGGGCATAACAATCTACGCAAAAAACCACAATGTTCTGCGCGTGGTGAATGGATTCGCGGGGCTTCTCTTCAAGATTTAGGTCGGAAGTAACATTAGCGATGGCAGCAGCGGCAGCAAGCCTTCTTGGAGTTCCAACAACAAGTTCCGTGACAGCGGCTGGGCAAAGTAGTATAACACAATACGCAAACTTTGATCTGCAGTGGTTTGGGCTATTTGTGCTCGCCGGTGGATTCCCCTTACCCCCCCTTTCTTATCTCGGACTCGCAGGACTAAATCTGTATGCGGCTGGATCGATGACGTACTTTGGCGTAAAGGCGGGCCTACAAGCCCTGCTCGGGCTCGCAAATACCTATATTCACGCCTATTATCCGAAGCTGTGGTGGCTGGGATATCTAATGGTCCTGAACCCCTGGTATGTGTTTGATCTCGTGCAGATGTTCAGTCCGGCGTTTGCGAAGGACGGATTCAAGGTCCCCTTTATGCATACACCCATTGGTCACGGCGCTAAAGGGAAGATGACACCGGCTTTGCTGGCCCTGGCCATAGGTGCGATGAGTGTAGGATCATATAGTCTTATTAACATGTTGCCTGTCGAGTTACAAGCATCCTATAAGCCTATTCTCAATAGTGTGTTTCTGACGGTGGGAACACTGGCGACGGTGACTGGTGGGGGCCTAACAAGTATGTTGGTGCTTCCCCAGGCGTATAGTGCTATAAAGACTAGCCTGGGGCAAGCTGGTACGGCGATTGCGGCTACTCCTGCTCCTGCTCCTGCTGCTACTCCTGCAGTGCAAAAGGGTGGCGGCATCCCTTCGCTCAGTGAGATCGCCCAGAAGATTGAGAATGGTAACATTACAGTTCAGACCGGTGGCGGCAATGATCCCTCCGCCACTGTCTTTCTGGGAACCTTGGCCGTGGCTGCGTTAGGCGGAATCAGTCTCGCGCTAATCCGGTCAAAAGCAGTTTCTCCTGGCTCAATATAATGAAGTATCTTATGACACAGGAAGAGTTTGAACAACTTACAGGAGTTCAACCTGTCCCCGAGGGTACTACGGTCCCCCCCTTCTCCGTGATTTACTTCACAGCGACCTGGTGCGGGGCCTGTCGGCGACTCAATATGCCCGCACTGGAGGCCGCTCTGCCCGAGGTGAACTGGCTGAAATGCGACGTGGACCAGAACACCTACACGGGTGGCTATTGCAATGTGAGATCCATCCCGTCTTTCATTATCGTGAAGAACAAGAAGGTAAGTGAGATCTTTCAGAGCACGAGCAATGACGCGGTGGAGAAATGGATTCGGGCCAATCTTTAAGCCTTGCAACTCTTTTCATAAAAAAACACGTCGTTTGCCTTGCTATGTATGGCCCGAGCCCGTAAGAAATCAACCTGAAACTTCGTGCTGATATACAATGAGGCCAGGATAAGAATCGGCATTATCCCGCGCACTTCACGACTTTCTATCTTATTTCGGATAAATGTCAGTCCTGGGGGGGTTATAAGAGCTGCGACAAATAGCCAGATAGTGCAGACAACAAACATACTCAACAGAGGTCTCTTTTCCCACTCTCTGTGATATACCTGATTGCAACTGAGCAGCCAAAATAGAAACATCCCTATAGGGGCGGCAAGAATATAAGAAGATTGCGCGAAGGCGATAAACAGTTCATATTTAGGATCTAAAAGCTGCTTGTCTTTCATTAGCCTGTATATATTTGCAACGGCCAGTACCACAGTTGCAGAGACTATCACGACTAGCCAGGGTAACTTATATGTTAGCTGCATCCTCTAGTAAAGGCTATTTTATTTATTAATACCAGATGAAACTCTATCAGATAGCGGCCATAGCCGGATCTGTTTTGGTGGTATGGTATGTCAGTGTCAACTATGATTCGCTGAAGAAGATGGCGGCCAAATAGGAGGCCAAAAAACACCTTTCCAGACAGAGATGGATCCCTATTTACTCATAGGAGTTCTGCATGTCGCCTTCATTGTGCCCTTTTTGCTGTGGATCGGATTTAACCGCGCCGCCACGCCCGACTGGGTCTATAGTGTTCTTGTCGGTATGGGACTTCTGGTCCTCATCTATCACGGCTACAAGGCTGTGGGGCGCTGGTTCGCCAAGTCTCCGGTCTTCTGGGTCAATGCCATTCATGTGCTGTTTATCGCCCCTCTCCTCATCTGGATCGGCTACCACGAGAAAAAGACGGAGCGACCGGCATATGATATGCTTCTTCTCGTGGCCTTTGGCGCCCTCGGCTTTCATCTCTATAAGCTGGTGGTGGTCTCCCAGACATTTGTCAAGGCGCCCGAAGTTTAGCCGTATAAGTCCTCTTCCAGGACCTGTCGCACAATATCCCTCGCCACGATGATTTTACGCAACTGTAGGGTGGCTTCTACAATCAGTTTTCTCCTTTCCTCTTCCTTTATCTGATCTCTGCAGTGAACTGTTTCAAGATATCTTAAACGCCGAATAGCCTCCTCTTGAAGTGCATGCGTTTTCATAGAAAGTTCATCCATCGTGATAAAAAGATTCAGGCTACATGAGCTTATCAATTTTATACCGTTATTTCTTTTATTTGCTGCATGGCACCGAATAAAAGAAATAAGATACGTATTTCGAACTACCAATCATTGAAGATAACCCCCCCTAAAGGGGGGGTGTACTTAATATGGTACTTCGCGGTATGATAATCCCATGGAGCATTGTCTGTTTCTCTACAGGAAGTTCAATACAGCTGGTGGCAACGTGGTAGAGGAATGCCGTATGACTATTACACTCTTTCTGGCACGTGGGGCATTTCAGTCCTTCCGTGGAGAACCGCGCGATATCCTCCTCGCAATGCTTTCGCATGAAATGAATAATCCGATTTGCCTTTGTAAGAGTTTTATAAGGGCAACAAGGACATTGGAGATTCGCCGCACTCTCTTTTGAATGTCGGGCGGCCACATGCAGAGCCAGTGTCTGCGAATGGAGGAACTCTTTCTTGCATGTCGGACACTCGAAAGGGAGATGACCCTCATGCTTCTTCATATGATAGTGCATAGTATTCTGGTTTTTTTTGGTGGCCTGGCAAATGCCGCAGACAAACTCGCCGTCGGCATTCTTCTGGTATTTCATTGTCATGGTTACTGATTTCGAGGGGGCCGACCGCTTCAATTTTTACCGCTTACGAGTGCTCCCCCTATGGCGTATGACTGCGCCGGTGCCCGAGTGAAACTGCGGCATTCTCGCCATAAATGCTGAGATACGTTGCCGCAGAGATGCATTGCGCTTTCTGGTGACCGAGTTACTTCTGAGCCGTGCGCTAGCGGATCTCGCTTTGCGTGTGGATGGCATCTAATAAACTACCATCTTTTTGCGCAGTGGGAACTGTGCCCCCCTTCACAGTAGTCCTCCTGCTTGAATCCCTCCTCTGCCTTACAGCAAAAGGGATCGTGTCGGTCCTTTGCGCCTGGCTGGCGTTGACCAGTAGCCGGATCAGTATAGAGGCCGCAGTATTTCTTTCCACAGGTCCAACACCACGTCTTTCCGCACCCCTGCCCCACGTGGAATTTATTCTGGTGATCGAGCCCGCAGGAAAACACATAGTCGCATGCCGCATCCTTCAGAGCCCAGCGACCGCACCAGGGACAGCACTTGGCGTCAGTAGAGCCTGATTCTGGCATTTACCTCTTGGGCGTAAAGAATTCTCACTAGGGGAACGCAGGGATGATCATCGCAACGCTCGCAATAGGTCCGGATTTTCGGAAGAAGTTGGCGCCTGCATTACAATCAAAGGCCGATTATGCGGTCAAGCACGGATACAAGTATGTGCAGGGCGGCGAGGAATACTGGGACCGGAAGAAACCGATTCCGTGGTCAAAGGTGGGGTTTGTTCTCGAGCTACTCGGTCGGCTCCCAGAAGGCGAACTTGTCTTTCTTTCCGATGCGGATGTTATGATCACAAATCCGGAGCTGCGCCTAGAAGATCAAGTTGTGCCGCTGCTGCCGGCTGAAAAGGATCTGCTCATGACAATAGATTCTTGCGGACATCTGAACTCGGGAAATATGCTCATGCGCAATACAGGCTGGCTGCGTGATTGGTGGAGGCGTGTCGGTGAACAGGCAGATCTCACCTATCATATTTGGTGGGAGAATGCGGCGATGATCAGGCTTCTGGAAACTGTGCCGGCGGATCTCGCAAAGACAGAAACTACGGCAGAGCACTGGCGGTTCAATGCGTATTTGAGGGGCCTTCCTGGGCAGCGTTTGTGGGAGCCAGGATGCTTCTTGGTGCATTTTGCGGGGGTGTATGATCTTAAAAGGATGGAGGAACTACAGCAAGAGATCCTGGCTGGTGGTTGTCCGAGGATTTCTTTCTAGGCTTTAAATATACAAATGAACTCTACTCGTAAGATGAAAGGTGGTCAGTGTATGAAGGGTGGTCAGCACGCCATGAAGGGTGGTCAGAATAAGATGATGGGGGGGCAATACACCATGAAGGGTGGAGAGCACCACATGAAGGGGGGCGCAAAGATTCCCGCAGTTGGCACAAAGGCGCAGGTGTTCCACGGAACGGCCAAGCACACCAGTGGGGGCCTGACCAAGAAGGATCTGATGCAGACCAAGAAGGGGCGTATTGTTAGCCGCAAGAAGCACGCGGCGGGCAAGAAGGCGCTGAAGCGTCTGCATAAGGCGGGGTTTAAGGCGAAGAAGGGAACGTTCAAGCTTTTCCACTAGTGGAAAAGTGATGGCTGAGGAGCCTGCGACGAGACCTCAAGCTTTTCCACTAGTGGAAAAGTGATGGCTGAGGAGCCCTTAAGAAGATTTTTCCTACTAAGCTTACTTAGCGGGAAAAATCTAAGACTAGAATATATGAGCGACTTTGGGGATGTTATGAAAGCGGTTGGCAGTGCCGCCCAAGCTGCAGGAAAACTTGGAGAGAAGGCTTATTCTATGATGAGCAACTCAAGAGTAACAAACGGTATTAAAGGGGTCGCCACTAAGGCATATGATGCTGCTAAACGCCTACAGGGTTCGGCAAATCTTGGAGCGATAGGAAGAAAAGCGATTAATGCAGCAAGATCTTTCAAAAATGCCGTGCGCGATAAGGTAAATCCGCAGGCACTCGCAAATAGTGCATCGAGGGCTGCCAACTTTATGGGAAGGGCGGCTCGAGGTGCGGGAAGTAAGATCGCTCAAGTAGGCTCTACGATAAAAAACACTTTTAACCGTTATGGTGGATGGAAGGGGTTTAGAAATAGGGCTATTGCGCCAACCAATGTTGGAAACCGAACGAATCCGTTTCGTATGCCAAAACCTGCTTTACTTGCAGCAATACAGGGGGAAACCCCACAGGAGTCTATATTTATGCCAAAAAATAATAGATCTGGCTGGTGGGGACGTGGAGTTGGTGGGGGACGTAATAGGACTCTCCGCAAGCGAACGCGCCGGTAATCTATTGCCTTTTAACGGCTTAGCCTTTCCGACGAAGTCTCGTGATAGTTTTTCATAGGTGTAGAATAGAGGGCAGATGTCAGTATTTTCAGGATGTGATGGGATAGTTCAGAAATTCATACTGCTAAATAACTTTAATCAAGTAAAACAAAACTACGATGAAAAAACTAAAGAAGGATGTGTGATAAATTTTAATAGGGGGATAATGGATACTAGTGTCACTCCACTCTTTGCGGCTGCCAAACATAATGATGTAGAAATGATGAAGTGGTTAGTAGAACGCGGTGCAGATCCATTTAGTGATGCTATAATAAGCAGAACTGATGCTTGGCAGACGTTTGGAGAAATGTGGCCTGTTCCACCAGAGGGCTATGACATATTTCATTTTGCCGGTTATTGCGAAAAGTGTGTTACTTATCTTAATGAGTTAAAGGCACAGTTTCCAGAAAAGACCGCGGCGCTGCAGGCAAAAATAGATGCAGAGGCAAAAGCAAAAAAAAATGCAGAATACGCTGCATACCTAAAAGCAATAGAAAAGCAACATGAAGCCTTAGAAATCGCAACCGCAAAAGCAGCAGCAGCAGCAGCAGCAGCAGCAGCAGCAGATCTAATACCTCCATCTGATCAGACGATTCGTGTAAGCTACTCACCAGAGCTTTATAGAGGGATTTCACTGAATCCACTTGCGATTCCACTGCAATATTCTAATCGAGTAACTGTATCTCAAAATGGAGGAATATCAGCTTCATTTTCGTGGGATTACGGGGGAATAACCAACGTTGGACTTGGAGGATATGGGTCTATAAATCTAGGAGATTTTGAAGGAGCTAATATGCTTACAAGTTGTTCTGTAAGTATCAATGATATTAATAAAGTAGTATTCAAAGCGGAAGCACTAAAAATGGGACAACCGGTACCACCTGTAACAAAGACATTTGCTTTTAAATCTTTTGGGGAACCTTTATCGATCAGTATTAATGGCAGTAACGGGTCTTCGTGTAATATAACCATTCAAACTCCAACAATAAATCCAAATTCCACGAAAGCAGTAGAAGCTGCAAAAGCCGCTGAAGCCGCTAAAGCGGCAGAAGCCGCTAAAACTGCAGAAGCCGCTAAAGCTGCAGAAGCCGCTAAAACCGCTATACCAAATATGCAAACAAATATACCAGAAAATATAGAAAAAGCGCCAGAAAATACACAAGAAACACCAGAAAATATAGAAAAAGCGCCAGAAAATACACAAGAAACTCCACAAAATATAGAACAAGCGCCAGAAAATGCCGTAGTAACAGAAAGTAATGCACAAACAACAAATCAGAGTGGGGCAGGTCGTAAGCGTCGCACACGTCGCACACGCAGAAGGCTCAAGAATAAACGCCGCAAAACCTACAAGCCAAAGCGCCGCCGATAATCTATTGCCTTTTAATGGCTTAGCCTTTCCGACAAAGTCTCGTGATAGTTTTTATAGGTGTAGAATAGGGGGGAGATGTCAACAAGTTGTATAAATGGATCATTTAGCCTATCACATCCATCTGTATTGGAAGTAGATAAAGAATATACTGTTACGTGTAATACTAATGATCCAAATTTGAGGCCAGTTGAGCTGTGGTGTGAAGGCTGGGGTACCTATATAGTTTCAGAAAGACCTTTCACTTACTTTACTATATTCGTTTCATCGAACAACTATGATAGAATTCATGTAAAAGTTCCAGAACTAGGTACTGAAAAATATTATGAACCCCCCTTTAGACAAGCTGGAGATCCTTTAACATTAAATCTTACTGGTAATATATGGCGTGTAGGTTATGGTAAATGCACTATAACTATTCCAACACCTGTGCGTGAACTATCTCCAGAAGAAAAGGCAGCAAAAGCGGTGGCGGATGCAAAAGCGGCTGCCGATGCAAAAGCGGTGGCGGATGCAAAAGCGGTGGCGGATGCAAAAGCGGCTGCCGATGCAAAAGCGGCTGCGGATGCATGGGCAGCAGCAGGAGTTGCAGTACAGGCAGCAATAAGGGATGCGGCAGCAAAAGCCGCAGAAGCCGCAAAAGCCGCAGAAGCCACAAAAGCCGCAGAAGCCGCAAAAGCTGCAGAAGCTGCAAAAGCCGCAGAAGCCGCAAAAGCCGCAGAAGCCGCAGAAGCTGCGAAAGCCGCAGAAGCCGCAAAAGCTGCTGCAAATGCAAAAGCTGTTGCAGACGCACAAGCCGCACAAGCTGCAAATACAGCAGTAGAAGAAGCACCAGAAAACACCACAGTAAGCGAAAATAATGCAAATATAGCAGCAGAACAAGCGCCAGAAAATATCATAGTAACAGAAAATAATGCACAAACAACAAACCAAAGTGGGGCGGGCCGTAAAAGGCGTCGCACGCGCAGAAGATTCAAGAATAAACACAGAAAGACAAAAAATAGGAGGCATCATAGGAAGCACTATAGCTTGAAGCGCCGCCGATAATCGGCCACGGAATCTTTAAAGGATGTCTTATTCCACAGAATCCATCGAGAAAGTGCGCCAGGAGTATCAGGCTCCTGCCATTTCTCCCCCTTGCCTGTATGCCGTTTAAGATAACGCTGCTTCCGCGTGGCATTCTTGTGTTTGGTATAGTTGGACATTCCAGCCGCACCAAATGACACTATCTTTTCGCGACCATCCTTGTCAAATACAGCATCGAACTTTTTCTCAGCCCGATGCGACTTGCGGATTGTCTTGAGCTTGAGAACCATACTACCGTTAACTTTTATTTTAGGTGCAGGGCACATAAAATAAAAGTTAAGATACGTTCTTCGAACTACCATACCGGTAGTTCGCGGTACCTAACGGGTGAGAAAGGCCGCAACCTCCGTTAGGACCGCCGCCGCCTCCTGCATATCTATAGTGGCTGCGAGTTCCACCCCATCCGCCGGCTCATACCAATACAGAGATCCATGTTTATCCTCATCCTTTGAAGACCAGACAAGCCCCACATGCGCCGCCCGAAGCTCCTTCAGAATAGATCGCAGCCCTGTAGCCCCCGTAGGACCCATCCGCGCAGTAACCGTAACCTCCACTTCCTCCTGTATAGCATCGGGAGCCCAGAAAATCAACTGCCAATCCGGGTGGACCGGTGCCTTTTCTCCAACCCCAATCAAGGTTATCCCATCTAGACGCCCTAGGGTAGTCATTACCGCCGCTGCAGGCTCCAATCCAGTCCAAACAACCCGGGTAGGCCTCGCCGTATGCTGAATATAAGTGAGGGCTAACTTCAGATCCTGTATTTCCCGTACACGAAAAACGGCATCCCAGCCTCCCAGATTAAGAAGCCAGCGCGGTGCAACATATGTACCCTGACAAACCAGAACCTTCCGCCCCCGATGTGTCACTTCGGCATCCAAAGCCGCCATCCGGCCCTTAAGAAAGTTCTGAGCAAAGCCCCCAGCCCCCACGCAAAAGGCGTTCGTCCCTCGGAGAGATTCTGAAAATCCCTCTAATCTGACAGTCTCCGCTGCCATTTCTAGACGATACTAGGAGTAGAGACATGGAGACAATACGCGCGATAGTCCCTCTGGCGTTCCTATTTGTCGCGTGCGATGCCCCCTGGCTTTATGTCACAAGCGGATCCGCGGAGAAAATGATCAGAAAGATCCAGGGTGGCGCACCTCTCGCCGTGCGCTGGACGGGTGTCCCTGCCGTATATTTGGCCCTAGGGTATCTTGTTCTCCAAGCGGCCAGCACGGCCCAAGCATTTATGATCGGCCTCTGCACATACGCCGTCTATGATTTCACCAACTATTCAACTCTGGCAAACTATGAACTCCAGTTTGCCGTAGCCGATTCTATTTGGGGAGGTATTCTCTTTAGCATCGTGCGCGAAGTAGGGATGAGACTAAATCTTCTTTAAAAACGCATGAACTTGCGATTCCAGTTTAATCGTATCCGGTTCCCAGTGTGAGCTCTCTACGCCGCTGATCTCCTGCCAAACATGTGCCAAGAGAGAGGGAAATCCACTCACCTGCCGTTTCTGCTGTTTATGATACGGCATAAGGCTTATATTCCTGTGGCAGAATCCCGATTCCAAATACGCATTATCATCGAGTAAATGACATGCCTGCAGCGCCTCCAGGGCCAAAAAGAGTAAGGAGCGTTTCTGGTAGTCCGTAATACGCGGATAAAAGGCGCTAGGAACTACATAAGTTAGCCCTTCAGATTCTTGTTGTTGTAGCTTATGTTTGGGATTACGATCATCCACAAACATAATCTTATTGGGCGCAGGCGCAGTGGATTGACCCGTCGCGGCCTTGAACAGAATCTGGAGAGTCTTGATCGTCTTTTCGGGCTGCACATAGCGCCCCTCAGGCACATATCGGGGTCTATCCGCAATACGCAGAGGATGCCAGTGATCGGCCATCAAGGCGATCAGATTCGGCGACTTGAAGCTCTTTTCAATCAAATGCTTCGCGAGCTCCATAGAATATGTGACACCCGTGTTGGAATAGATAATGACCGCCTTTAACTTACCCACCTTTTTTGCCGCTAGAAGATGGGAGAAAATCACACCAAGATTGGGTCTCAGGACAATAGAAAGAAGCTCATCGTCCTTCAGAAGATTATTCGCAAAGTGTTGACGCGCCTTCTTCAGCTTATTATGAATCGTGGCAGAGATTTCCAGACGGGCGTTGGAAGAGGATTGTTCTGGATTTTCCAGGAAATCCGGACTCCACAGAAATGCCATCGGGTTGGTCAGTTCAAAAAATCCGAGAGTATTGTCTAAATCAAAAGCGACATACGCCATCCTAACTAGGCGTGCTAAATTTGAAGTGGAACTTCGCTATGATACTCAGTATGGAAACTTTGCCGAATCATCCTATTGTCAAAGAGGCCGCAGAATACATTAAGAAGATGACGCCTGCCCAGAAGGAACTGCATGTGATGGCGCAGGAAAAGCTCGGTTCATCCTACTTTGTGGAACGCACCAAGGGTTTTCTCGATTGGAAGGCTAAACAAAACGTGCAGTAAAGATAGAGTTATAGGATGTCAACTGGCCCTACTGGTTATACGGGAGAGACAGGCCCTACTGGTTATACGGGTCCTACTGGCAATACTGGAGCAACAGGCCCTACTGGCAATACTGGAGCAACAGGCCCTACAGGTAATACGGGTCCTACTGGCAATACTGGAGCAACAGGCCCTACTGGCAATACTGGAGCAACAGGCCCTACCGGCTTTACAGGTAATACGGGTCCTACTGGCAATACTGGAGCAACAGGCCCTACTGGCAATACTGGAGCAACAGGTCCTACTGGTTGGACGGGTCCTCAAGGTGATCAAGGAGAACCTGGATATGTGGGTGCAACAGGAGACACAGGATCTACCGGCCCAACAGGTCTCCCAGGAACGGCGGCAAATACGGGTGCAACGGGCCGAACAGGCCCGACGGGCTGGACGGGTCCTGCCGGCACGGCCTCGAACACCGGTGCCACAGGAACAACTGGCTATACAGGCTCGACAGGTCCTACAGGACGAACAGGCCCGACCGGTGTAGCAGGTCCTGCTGGGACGGCGACAAATACGGGCGCAACAGGCTGGACTGGCTGGACTGGTTACACGGGTTACACAGGCGTTTCGGGACCCACAGGCCCTTTTGGCTTAGGTGACTTTACCTGGGCCGCAGGCGTGAATGCCCTACCCACGAGTTCCACGAGCGCCATCTGCACGAGCGGATCCAGTTGGGCCGCAGGCATTACCTCAGTAGAGGGCTATGCCGCGCCAGTAAGAATGTCTTTTCAGGACGCTCTAGCCGATGGAACACGCCTTATTCTCGGTGGCTTTACCGATACTCCCGCCGCGACCAACTATTATAACACTGTCCGCTATGGTTTTTTACCATCGCCATATTCCTCTGCGATCCAGATTATTGAAGCCGGCACACAGATCGGCACAACCTACGGAACGTATACAAGCAGCACTGTCTTTGGAATCACTTATGACGGCGCATATATCTATTATTTTGTCGATGGAGTTCTCGTGAGGCAAGTAGCGAGGGTCAACACACTCCCCCTATATCTTGCCATCTCGTTTCTCCAGACTGGATCGCAGGTGAAATCCGTGCATTTTAATAATATTCTACTGGGTGTTACGGGGCCTACAGGATGGACGGGACGAACGGGTCCTGCAGGCACCGCCTCAAATACCGGCGCAACGGGTCCTACCGGCTGGACAGGCTGGACAGGTATGACCGGGCCTGCAGGCACGGCGACAAATACTGGCGCGACAGGCAATACAGGACCAACAGGTCAGACAGGACCTACCGGTAGAACTGGCCCGACAGGTGTAACAGGACCTGCAGGCACTGCGACAAATACTGGCGCAACCGGTAACACGGGTCCCACCGGTATCTTCGGTCCTACAGGCCGCCTCGGTCCCACCGGTAACACTGGACCTAAAGGCTACACGGGCTGCACGGGTCCACAGGGTATTCCTGGAACAGCGGCAAATACTGGATCCACTGGTTTCACAGGCTCGACAGGCTCTACAGGTCAGACTGGGCCTGCAGGCACTGCCTCCAATACAGGCGCCACAGGCCCGACTGGCTGGACAGGTTGTCAGGGACCTATTGGTCCACAAGGACAGCCTGGAGATATCGGTCCACAGGGATATCAGGGTCCTGCCGGTATTGCGACAAATACCGGCGCAACTGGTCCTACAGGTCTTCAAGGAGATGCTGGCACCGCCGCCAATACTGGCGCAACAGGTTCAACAGGCTGGACGGGTTGGACGGGCTGGACGGGTCCTACTGGACTGGGTGCTACAGGACCGACAGGCATAACAGGCCCCACAGGGCCAACAGGTTGGACGGGCCCCACTGGCGTAACTGGCTGGACAGGTGTCACAGGTCCCGCAGGCACTGCCACGAATACGGGGGCGACGGGTCCTACAGGCCCAACCGGCTGGACGGGTTGGACTGGTCCCGCAGGAACTGCGACAAATACTGGCGCGACTGGGCCAACGGGCTACACGGGGCCAACGGGCTTCACAGGTCCCGCAGGCACGGCCACAAATACGGGTGCCACGGGTCGCACTGGTCCAACTGGTCCCACCGGCCAGACTGGCCCCACTGGTCGCACGGGACCGACAGGCTGGACGGGCTACACGGGCTTCACAGGTCCCGCAGGAACCGCGACAAATACGGGTGCGACTGGTCCCACGGGTGTTACAGGTCCTGCGGGCACATCTGTTAATACTGGCGCTACAGGAAATACTGGCTGGACGGGCTGGACGGGGCCAACAGGAGTAACAGGTCCAGTTGGAAGTATTGGCGCAAATGGTCGCACGGGACCTACTGGGCCCGCGGGCACTGCATCTAATACCGGTGCAACTGGCCGCACGGGCCCTTCTGGTCCAACCGGTTACACAGGTCCTACGGGAGTCGGTCAGACAGGCCCCACCGGCTATAGAGGACTCACAGGGGCAACGGGTCCACTAGGATGCACAGGTCCAACAGGTCAAACAGGATGTCGTGGTCCAACTGGAGCTATTGGTCAGCCAGGAGATATCGGTGCGCAAGGAGATGGAGGGCCAACTGGCGTAACGGGTAATACTGGCCCAACGGGGCCGACGGGCTGGACAGGTAATACTGGTCCAACAGGCAGAACCGGTTCCACAGGTGTAACAGGCCCTACAGGCTGGACTGGCTGGACGGGTCCTACAGGTGCAACTGGTGCCACAGGTGTGACGGGGCCCACGGGCTCAACAGGCTGGACGGGTCCTACGGGTGAAACAGGTGCAACAGGTAAGACTGGACCTTCAGGCCCTACTGGTTTTACAGGTCTTACTGGTTCAACCGGTCCAACAGGTGCATTTGGCTACACGGGTTTCACGGGGCCAGCAGGAACTGCTTCAAATACTGGTGCCACAGGTCAAACTGGTCGGACAGGCCCCACTGGCCCTACAGGTATCCCAGGACTGGCGACGAATACTGGTGCTACTGGCGACACTGGCGATGCTGGTCCTACCGGTGATCCTGGTAATCAGGGTGATCCTGGAGAGGTCGGACCACAGGGTGACACGGGTCCAATAGGTCCAACAGGTCTTCCAGGTCTGGCGACAAATACAGGTGCAACTGGTTCTACAGGTCTGCGGGGCCAGACAGGATTTACAGGTGATACAGGGGCGACTGGCATGACAGGATTCGGTGCCACAGGTCCCACGGGAGTAACTGGCTCTGCAGGGCCTACTGGCTTCACGGGCTGGACGGGTCTCGGAACAACGGGGCCAACAGGTTCGAGAGGACTTACGGGTCCATTTGGCTTTCCCGGTCCTACTGGTTACACGGGTGACACGGGAAATACGGGATTCACAGGAAATACTGGTCCGACAGGAGCCACAGGAGATCAAGGTATTCCTGGAACGGCGGTAAACACGGGCGCCACGGGCTGGACAGGG